GGTTAATCCCTGCTTCTGACTGGGGAACAGCAATGATGGTTCCTGTAGAACAGTTTAGAGGTGCGCCAATCGATAAAGTTTGGCAAGAATCACGTAAAAAGATGAGAAACTAATATGCCAAGTCCTAGCGAAAGCACAATAGACAGATTTATGGCTGAAGTCCGAACTACTGGACTTGCCAAGAACAACAGATTTGCGGTAGCAATGCAATATCCTGCAGAGTTAAATCGTTTAGCAGGTTATGATCCATCGCTAAACTTTGCTAATCCTAATGATTTGCGAAAAGCACTGTTGTTTTGTGAGTCTGTCCAACTTCCTGGATGGAGTTTTGCTACTATTCAGAATAGAACATACGGTGAATTTCGTGAGATCCCATACGAAAAACTATATGAACCAATCACTATGACATTTTACGTTGATAACGATCTTCGTGTCAAGCATATGTTTGATGAATGGGCAACTGCTATTCAGAATCCAGTAACAAGAAGTTTTGGATACTATAAAGATTACGCAACCAACATGGAAATTATGGTTTACGATCTATTGAATCGTGAAACATATCGTGTTTTCTGTTCAGAATGTTATCCAAAATCAGTTGGTGCGATTCAAATGGATAATAACAATAAAGAATTTATGCGTCTAACAGTAACGATGCAATTAAAATTTTGGACAGCACATCCTGCAGAGTATATGAGCAATGTAAATCGAGTAGTTCCTTCTGCTGGTTTACTTGGTTTTTATTCTCAGCAGTTTGACACATTCCAATCCGCATTTAATAATTTCAACAGTAACGCCATTAACCAAATTCCTGGAATACAGGGTGGTGGTCTTCCTGGATTGAATGGTATTGCGAATGATGCTCAAAACTTTATTAGTGGTATCCAAAATAATATTCGTTCAGGTATCAACTCTGTGGCGAATCAAGTCAATAACTTTTTAGGTTTTGGCTAATCAACTATAAAAAGACTATAAAGGAAAAATAAAGATGGCTGAAGAAGAAATTAAAAAAGCTGGATACCATCCAGCAGATACTAACGGTGACGGTAAAGTAACCGACGAAGAGCGAGAGATGTATCTCGAGTTCAAACGTAAAGAAATGGAAGACGCAGATGCTCAACGAGACGCTATGCGTAAAATGACTTGGTTTGCACTCGCTGGTATGTTGCTATACCCAGCAACAATTCTTGTTACATCATTAATGGGTGCTGACAAAGCAGCAGCAATTATTGGTGACATCGCTCCAACTTACTTTGTCGCTATTTCTGCATTGGTAGCAGCATTCTTTGGTGCTGATGCTATCAAAGGCAAGAGCAATAAATAAGATTACCCTAGCATTGATGGTATAATATGAGCAAGATTGACGATAAATTATCTGAAAAGTTCGGCATTGATCCGATGGAGTCGCAGGAAGGAGAGATTCTTCCTGCGGTTCAAGACCAAGATCATGACAATGTTCCTGCAGTTCCCAATGAAAAGATAGAAAACGATTATGACCACTCACGTGATAATCTTCGTAATCTATTGGGGCAAGGGCAGGAAGCATTAACACATGCGCTCGAAGTCGCAAAACAATCAGAACACCCAAGAGCATTCGAAGTTGTTGGTCAATTAGTAAAACAATTGGCAGATGTAAACCAACAACTCATGGATCTTCATAATCAAAAGAAGAAACTTGATGAACCTGGAAAGGGAGCATCTGCTAAAAAAGTAACCAACAACGCTATCTTTGTCGGTAGTACTGCTGAGATGCAGAAGTTGATTAATAATATGAAAAAAGGAGAGTAATATTATGGCATTGCCAGTAAATAACGCACCCAAATATCGGATGACGCTACCATCCACAGGAGAGGAATACTACTTCAAACCTTTCCTAGTAAAACAAGAGAAAGCATTGATGCTTGCTATGCAGTCTGAAGATCAAAAGCAGATGGTAGCAACGCTATCTGATGTTATCACAGAATGTTTTGAAGGTAAGATTGACGTAAAAAATATCGCCATGTTTGATCTTGAGTATATTTTTGCGCAACTTCGTTCAAAGTCTGTAGGTGAAACTGTAGCACTAACTATGAAGTGTAAGCAGTGTGATCCTGAAGATGAAAAAGCACGAATTCGTGTTGAAGTAAACCTAGCAGATATTCCTGTTGAGTTCCCTGAGAACCAAGATCCAAAAATTATCCTTTGGGATGATGTTGGTGTTCAGATGAGGTATCCTTCAGTGAGTGTTCTTGAACAAATGGATGCTATTAAGAATCCAGACGATCCTGAAACTTTATACGCTGTAATTTCTGCTTGTATGGATTACATCTTCACTAAAGATGAAGTATTTAAGATTAGCGAGACACCAGCAGGTGAAGTAAAAGACTTCCTTGATAATCTCACTAATGACCAATTTTCAAAGATTAAGGATTTCTTTGAGCAAATGCCAAAGATGTCTAAGAGTATAGATTATGCTTGTCCACAATGTGGTCATCAGCATCATCAGAAGATCGAAGGGCTAAACAGTTTTTTTATGTAGGGCTCAGTCATGAGAGTCTGATGAATCTGTATAAAACCAATTTCGCTTTAATGCAGCATCATAAATACTCTCTAACTGAGCTGGAAAATATGATCCCATTCGAGCGTGAAATTTATCTTGGAATGATTGCTAAATATCTTGAAGAAGAAAAACGAAAGGCAGAAAACCGTAAGTATGCTGCCACACGAGGAAGATAAATTAGATGTCAACATTAGCCGACGTAACAGCAAGACTTGAGCAGATCAATGGCGAGGGAGTTCGCCAAAGGGATGATATTGTCGCTGGTCTAGAACTTGTTGCTGAAGCCATCGAAAACTCTGGTATGTCTCAAGAGCAAATGCTCGAGAATGCTAGACACCAAGCCAAAATGCTGGAACTTCTTGAAGGAATCAAGAACGGACAGAAACCTACTGGTGGTGGAGGAGACGGTGGTGATGCTGGTGCTGGTAACATTGGTCTTATGGGTGGTATTTTAGGTGCTGCTCTTGGTGGACTAACTGGTGCTATTATCGGTTATGCTAAAGCATGGCGTGATATGATCAAAACACTTATGCCAAATAAGATGTTAGAGATCGGTAGAAACGCTATGAATTCAGTTCGTAACTTCTTTGCTATGGTTGGTGAAAGATTCGGTAACTTTATGAAACGAGTTGGGGATCTATTCAAGAACGATGGTCCAGTTGGACGTGTCGCTGGATTCTTTGCTGACATTGGTACTAAAATAGCAGACTTCTTCAAACCTATCACAGAAGCCATTGGTAGAATGAAAGGTACTGGAGAAGGATTATCAAAAGTATTCAAACCTATTACCGAAGGATTTGGAAAGGTAATGGGATTCTTTAGAACAATTGGTTCTTCACTCAGTGGTTTTGGCACAATGTTCAAAGCAGTTGCTGGTGTGATGGCTAAAATTTTCTATCCATTAACAATTATTCTTACTGTTTATGATACAGTAAAGGGTGCTATTGAAGGATTCTCTGAAGATGGAATCATCGGTGGTATCTTTGGCGCATTTGAAGGATTGGTAACATCACTTATTACTATTCCTCTTGATATGATCAAAGGTGCTGTAGGATGGGTAGCTGGATTCCTTGGATTTGATGGCATCAAAGAGTCACTAGACTCATTTAGTTTTACAGATTTATTTACAGGATTGATGGATACGATAGTAGACTTTGTCAAGAGTATCCCAGATATCGTAGTAAATGCTTTCAATTCTGCTATTGAATATGTTGGTAATCTATTTTCAGAAATCGGTACTTGGTTCAATGATAATCTAATCACTCCTGTTTCAGAAGCATTCACCACTTATGTTTATGATCCTATTATGTCAGCATTCTCATTTGTTGGTCAAATTCTTAACGACTATCTAATTGAACCTATCGCTAATGCTTTCAATGGAGTAAAAGATTTCTTTGCAGGAATCTTCGAACCAATTATTTCTTTCCTTGAAGACTTTGGTATTCCAGCCATTTCTTGGGATCTTCCAGTAATTGGCGAGATCGGAATTGGTCCATGGTATCCATTCCGAATGTCAGGTAGTGATGAGGGTATAT